GGTTCATCACCGGCTTCCATGCCTTTAGCAATGCAATCCAGCATCTTCGGGGTCTTGATAAATGCCGCACAGTTTCCGCATCGTGCGGTCTTCGCTTCCTCTGGCTTGATCATCCAGAGTTTGGCTTTCTTGGACCAGAACTTCTCTGAGGGTTCGTTCGGGTTCAGTGGGCCATAGCCATAATCTTCGATGGCATGGTTACGGTTTTTCAAATTGACATGGATGTCCAAGGTCGCGACAGGACAAGACTTCCCGTCTTTGTAGGATCGCTTGATGGCTGCGCCTATCGCATCCTTTTTGACCCGCATCGCCATATTAATTGCGACTTGCGCCCCCATAACTTCCAAAAGACTCTAGATATTCAAGAGCATTTTTTAACACGAAAGTGCTATCGCCAAACATTCCTAAAGCACGATTGCATTGCTTACAAAGAACGCCTCTAAACTCACCGGTCTCGTGGTTGTGATCTATTGCGCTATCTATTAACTCAATTTCAGTTTTGCAAATAGCACAGCACTCTTCTTGCCTTTCATATCTATCAATCAACTGTTCAGGAGTAATTCCTCTGCGAGCGCACCGCTTTGCCAAAGTCCAACTGTCTTTAGTTCTGTATTCTCTAACTCTATCTGGATTGCTTTCTATCCATCTGCGATGCTCAGAATACAAACAACTATTGCATCTGCTTTTCAAAAGATGCTTCAATTCTCCCCCGCGAGACCTGAATAAGGTCAGAGACTTTTCCTCACCACACATGGTGCAAACTTTAGTCTCTATATCCACCGCCAGCAGCCTTATATTTTTTAGCAAGCAATTGACTTTTCCTCGCGCTCCAGCGTCCTGCGCCAGTGCCTTGTACGTCCTTGCCCTTGATCTGGTTAAACAGGCGCTTGCGAAGTTCAGGCTTGGTGTAGTTGCCTGCCGCGTTGACTTTGCTCTTAGCCACGGCGATCTCCAACAATGACGTTGGTTGCGATCCGATCTATCTTTTGTTCAAGACGATCTAATCTGTCCATCAAGGCTTGGTTGTCTGCGCGAACTTCGGCGCGGGTTACATGATCTCTTGCGACTTCCTCTCGCGTCTTGTTGAGGAGAATGCCAAGACGCTGCAATTCAGCGAACTTGTCTTTCACAACCCATCCCAAGATCGCGACGATGAACGTCAACACCATGTTCCAAATCATCATTTCCATGGGTCAGCAATTCCATGCTCGAAGTGACTTGTTGATACGACTGTTGGGATCGTTTGCCGTTTTCTTGCTAGTGAGTTTCTTTTTCATGCCCTTCATCCGGGCGCAAAAAGAATCTCGGCGTGGACCGCCTTCAGGCTGTGGTGGCTTGAGACCCGGCTTGCCGGGATTGGCGCGGTTGTAAGATGCCCTGCCTTTGGCATTCAAGCCTCCAGCAGGATTTTTACCTTCTTTCCTTTGCCATGCTGGGCTTTTAGCCATGAATCACCCGCAGATAACAGTGACTTTCGACACCTGATCCAAGGTCATTACAGCGATATCACCACGTCCAGAATTGCTCTTGGTCGTGAGAATACCTTCTGGCGGAACCATGGCATCGTTAGCCGTTCCATCGGCAGGGGTGAAGAGTTTGAGAATCACCGTGTTGTTCGGCTGCGCGGTGAAAGTGATGCTGCCTGCCGTTCCAGCGGCAACATAAAGCACCTGCTTGATCCGCGTTCTGGGAAACGCCAGATCTCCACCGTAGCCAATCTTGACACCGCCAGCCGAAGCCGCGCTGACGCTGATGCTGTTGATGCTAGTGTAGTAGTTGGTCGAATAGACCACCGACGCACTTGGACCCGTCACCGTTTCGGTCACGATCCCATCGTAGCCTTCAGCGCCAACTTTGACCCCAGTGATGGTGAAGGTCTTATTGGCATCCGCACCGTTAGAGGTGATCGAAACCTTATAGCCGGTACCGTACTGACCGACATTGGTCTTCAGGAGAGCAATGCTTCCTGAGGCTGCAATCGTCGCAGAGGCGCGGAAATAAGCATCGTCGCTGGTCGGATTTACCGCCCAGACATCGTACTGTGCCATAGAGAATCCTCCGCTTTAAAATTAAACGGTGACGCTCTTGTACAAGGCGATGTAAGCGGTGGTCGCGCCAACGAGAACCTGAATGTAGCCCGTCTGAGCGGACACCAAACCAGAAGCCGCATTCACTGCTACGGCAAACTTGGTGCTGCCAACCGTAAGGCTGGTGCAAAGCAGGTTGGTAACCGTACCCGAAGCGGCCTTGATGACCGTCGCGGACACATCACCGATGAAGCCATTGTCCGACTCAACCGGACCAGAGAAAGTAGTCTTAGCCATGTTTAAACCTCGTATGCGAGTCGTCCACCAGTCTGCATACCGTCAGCCGGGTCTGTCTGGCGGACTCGTTTTCCCGGTAATGCGATTAAACACCACGAATGCACAAAAAGAAAGGGGGACCGAAGTCCCCCCTTCTCTGCCTTTTGGGCTATCAGGTCGAACCCGGCGAACCGTAGATGCCCAGCGGATCGCTGACACCAAACGAGTAACGCTCGCGAGCCTTGTACCGGACGTTGCCGGTGTCAAAGTCGCCATCCATGCCGGTCGTGAGGGCAGTACGCACGAAGTGCTTCATGCCGTTCGGAACGTCAGTGATGAGGAAGAAGGCGTTCGTGTCGGTCAAGTAGTGGTTGACCGCATAGCCTTCCGGGATCGCGCCCATGTTACGGATCGCGTTGATGTCGTTATCGGCAGTCGCCGTGCGGAGAGTGGTCTCCATGAGGCGCTCGGCAACGAACATCAACTGCGACGGCACAATGAGACGACGAGGACGGGCGGCGATCAGAAGACCGCGCTCGTCCACATAGTTCGCAATCGAGATGATTGCGTCCTCAAGCGACGTTTCATTGAGGTCCGCACCCACGGTCGGACGGTTGGCATTGGTGCCACCGTTGACGAGCGGGTGAGCCGTGCTGAAGAGCGTCACACCGTCGCCAGACTGGAACGTGGTGAAGCCGTTGTTCAGCAGAGCCGCAGCCTTGACCTGCTTGGTGTTCGCCATACCACGGGCGAGGGCCTTGGTGTAACGAGCAGAGAGTTGGTCATAGAGGTTGTCCTCCATGGCTTCCTCAGTGATCGAGAAACCCATTGCCACCGTTTCGTGGTTGTAGCGAGCCGTCCAAGCCTCCTGAGCGTTGTCATAGGCAATGGCCTGACCTTCCGGCTTAACCGGGGCCGTGCCGAAGCCCGACAACTTGACTTCCTCTTCGAAAGCCTTCTCAGAGTTCTCGGTCTCATAGATGAGCGTATGCTCATCCTCATACTTGGCATACTCCAAACCGAAGAGCGCGTTAAGCCCCGGCAGGAGTTCCTTCAACATTTGTGCGCGTGAAATAGCCATTTTCTAGAACTCCTTAGGCTGTGACGCTACTGTAGTAACCGTGGGTCAACACATTGAGTTTGACCAACAGTTCACGGTAGACGGTGAACACGATGCTCGATGCAGCCGGAATGTCCGTGACGCTACCCGGCACATCAATGGCAGCGTTGATCGTGACCGACGTTGCAGCAGCGTTTGCCGCTACCGTAACGAACGATCCCGTCTCAATCAACTGACCATTGCTGGCGTAGTAGGCCACGCTCGTTCCAACCGGAATCGCCGCCGGAAGACCCGCACCCGTGAGGGTGATCGTGGTCGTCGAAGACGAACCCGTTGCCGCATAGGAGACCGAAGTCTCCGGAACCACACCGACACAACGCAGCGGGAGGATCGAAGTAGCCGGGGTCGCAGAGGGCGCGAGGATCGCGTTCTTGCTGTTACCGGTATTCACGTTACCCGACGCATTGTCGATGCAGGAGAGGTTCGTTCCGACCAACGCATAAGCGCCCGAAGCCATCGTGGTTCCCGACGAGCAGACAGCCGCTTTAAACACGGTGTCCGGATCGTCAACCACATAGGCCACAGCATCACCGGCCAAAGTCGAAGCGGGCCAGTACTGGCTGAAACGCTTGGTCTTGGTGACCGGATCAGTGTAGGAGCAACCAAAGAAAACACCCGTTACTGCGTTTGAACTGGTGGTGGCACCAATTGCAGCGCGGGTGACCGAACCTCGCACGACTTTGACGAAATCACCGTAGAAGATGTTCGTCGCATAGCCGTACTGAATCGGGTACATACGGGTCGAACCCGCAAATACCTGACCGCCGATGAGGTTAATCGGCAGGAACCCATAAGGGGCTGTCACATCAGTTCCTGAAGCCATTTGAAATTACCTCGAATAGTGGAAAGAAAAGGATTTAACCTCGTCCGAAAGTGGTGCGCGTCGAACGCTCCGGATTAAGGAGCGGCATACGCGGATCATTTTCCCGCAGATAACTGCGGTCCACACCATCGATCTGTCGATTGGAAAGATCTTGGAAGTACTTCTGGCGTTGCAACATCTTCTCTTGGGGAGCCTTGCAAAGCAGCAAACCACCCACTTCGACGTTCCCTTTGAACTGAGAATTGATGTCAGAGAGGATCTTCAACTCAGGATGATCTTCTGACTTAACAGGTTCCCAGCCCTCGCGGAACTGACGTGAGACGTTGGTGTTATCCGAACGCCCCAGAGAAGAAGTGCGAATCCAGCGGAATACCCAGCCATCTTTCGGCTCGGGGACCGGCAGTGCGGATTGCGGCAACCAAGCGTCCGTGGGACGCGATTCG